AGATGTTGATGCTGTTAGAAGTTGTTTAAGATATTACAGGGGCAAAAAAGGCGAAAAAACTAAATCACAATTAGCAAGTAGGGAGTTCTTAGATCAAAACATTGAGTTTGTAATGCCTGAATCTTATGCCGAAACTTTTGAGCCATACGAAATTAGTCAGTCAAGAACCTTAATCATATCGGACTTACATATACCTTACCAAGATAACGATTCAATTCAAAAAGCTATTAATTATGGTAAAGAGAAAAAAGTAAATTGTATTTTAATCAATGGTGATATTTTAGACTTTGCTGGTATAAGCCGACATGAGAAGGACTGGAGACAAAGAAGTGTGCATGAAGAATTTGAAGCTACACGTGTATTTTTAAATTCGTTACGTGAGCATTTTCCGAAAGCTAAAATAGTTTTTAAATACGGGAATCATGATGAAAGATTTGAAAAATACTTATTCTTAAAAGCACCCGAGATATTTGATTGTACTGATTTTCAACTTGAAGTTTTATTGAAACTTGGCGAATTAAAGATTGAAGTAGTAAAAGAAAAAAGACCTATTCGTATTGGTAAACTAACTGTATTACATGGACACGAATTGTTTGGAGGTAGCGGTGGAGTTAATCCAGCTCGAGGTACGTTTTTAAAAACTTTAGAGAATGTAGTAGTAGGTCATTATCATAAAACAAGTTCTAATACTGAAGCTTCTATGTATGGGGATGTATTTAGCGTTCATTCAGTTGGTTGTTTGTGTGGTAAAACTCCTTACTATATGCCAATAAATAAATGGAATACTGGCTTCGCCTATTGCGAATTAGAAATTAAAACAGGCAATTATACTTTTTACAATCTAAAAATTATTAACGGTAAAATATACTAAAACCTAATTTTAACACAGCATTAAAACCTAATTTAAACACTAACTTATGACAGGATTAAGACACGCACTTAAAGAATACTTTATGGTTCATCAGATAGCTGGTAGCAACCCGATATTAGCATTCGATAACTTAAAACAGCAATACGTTGTATTTTGGTACTTTAAAAAGAATACTATAATTAATCTTGGATATGAAATAATTTTATAGTATATTTGCAATAGTTATGGTTTGTGCGAACCTTTTAATAACTACTTATTTAGCCTATTGCTGGCGGAGCGCACACTCCAAAAGCATTAGGCTTTTTTAATTTAATTATGGCTAAACTAGGTTATACATGGTACCCAAAGGATTGGGGCAATTCAGATAGTGTTTTCGAATTATCTTTAAGTGAACGTGGATTATATAGAGAATTTATTGATTTCGCAATGTTAAATGATAATAAAACTGAGCTAAAAAAAGATGTTTGGGTTCGTAAATTTTCAGTTTCGATGAATGAATTAAATTTGATTTTAGATAAATTATTACAATTAAATCTTATTGAAATTAACGAAAATATATTATTTATTCCTAGCTGCGAAAATAGATTGAATTTATCTCGTGGAGGTAAGAAAGGCAAGCCAACCAGGGAAAGTATTAACAACCTAAATAATCAAAATAAAAAAGGTGCCTCGGAACCTATCTCGGAACCTACCTCGGAACAAAGAGAAAGAGAAAGAGAAAGAGAAAGAGAAAATGAAAGAGAAAGGCAAAATAATGGAATTATAAATTCAATAGAAAGTTATTATAAAGAATTACCAACATCATCAAATTTTGAATTAATTGCTATTGCTTTAAATATTCCAAAAGATAAATTAACTTTAAAAATTGCAGACTTTAAAAAAACATCTAAAATTGATTATCTTAACTTTAACGAATTTTGCAACCACTTTAAGAACTGGGCCAATAAAAATAATTCATCTAACCTAAAACTAAAAACTTCATTTAAATGATTCCAGCAAATACAAAATTAGAAGGTCAATTCCTCGGAGGATTATTAATTAATTCAAGTGAATTTAAATACATTCAAGAACTATTTCACGAAGAACTGTTTTACGATGAAAAGAATCAGTTAATTGCAAAAGCTATTTTAGGCCTAAATAACGCATCAAAAACTATTGACCTTATAAATGTATCAAACGAGTTAGAAAGTACGCTTAGAATTAACCCTATTAGCTTTTACGACCTATCTTTGCTTACTAATGATGCTATCCTAAATAGGTTTGATGAGAAAATACTAATTTTAAGCGAGTTTTACATTAAAAGAAAAATGATGTATAAGCTTTCAGAACTCCTAGAAAAAACCCAAGAATCAACTAGCGATGTATTTGAACTTTTAGCTGATAACGAAAAAAATACAAACGAGATATTTAACAAAATTTCTATTAGCAAAACTTTTACAGCTTTAGATTGTGCTATTGAAATGGACCAGCATTTAGATAAAATTGATAAGTTAGTTGATGGAGATTTAATCGGTTGTGATACTGGATTTAGTGAACTTAATAAACTTACTTCGGGTTGGCAAAATAGCGATTTAATTATATTAGCAGCAAGGCCTGGAATGGGCAAAACATCCTTAATGCTTAAATTTGTTAATTCGGTTTTAAATCAAAACAAGTCAGTATTAGTGTTTAGCTTGGAAATGTCAAAACTTCAACTATATGCGAGGATGTGTTCACAGATTACCAGCATTCCACTTTACAAATTTTTAAAAGAAAAAATGAATCCTTATGAAAAAGAACTTTATAAAAATGAAACTTTTAAGTTATCTAACTCACAATTATTCATCGAAGATAAAAGCGGAATCAGTATAAATTTTATAAAAGTTAAGGCCCGAAAATTAAAGAGAGATAAAGATATTAGCATGATAGTTATTGACTACATTGGACTTATTGACAAAGGTAATAATAACAAAAGCACAAACGATCAAGTTGCTGAAATATCGGGAGCTTTAAAAGGATTGGCAAAAGAACTAAATATACCGATTATATTATTAAGTCAGTTAAGTAGGGAGGTTGAGAAGCTAAATGATAAACGACCAATGCTATCACATTTGCGAGATTCGGGAGCTATTGAACAGGATGCGGATATGGTTATGTTTATTTATCGACCTGAGTATTATGGTATTATGGATGATGGAGCTGGTAATTCAACTATTGGTAAAGCAGAATTAATAGTTGCTAAACATCGGAATGGAGCATTAAGCGATATAATTGTTAACTTTAACGGCAACTGTACAAACTTTTATTGATATGAATGTAGTTAGTTTATTTAATGGAATGAATACAGGCCGACAAGCTTTAGAAAATGTAGGTATTAAAGTTGATAAATATTATTCAAGTGAGATTAAACCTTATGCAATAGAATTAACACAACATCATTTTCCTGATACTATACAAGTTGGAGACGTTACAAAGTGGAGAGAATGGGATATTGATTGGCAAAGTATTGATTTAATTTTAAGCGGATCACCTTGTCAAGATTTAAGTGCAGCTGGTAAACGTGCAGGTATTAATGGAAGTAGAAGTAGTTTGTTTTTTACTTTTGTTGAAATACTTAATCATATTAAATTACTCAATCCTAAAGTTTTATTTTTACAAGAAAATGTAGGAAGTGCAAGTAAATTAGATGTAGGAATTATGAGTAGAGCTTTAGGAGTTTACCCTGTAAGAATAAATAGTAGTTTAGTAACTGCTCAATTAAGAGATAGATATTACTGGAGTAATATAAGAACTAAAGAAACTATGTTTGATATTGTTACTGATATACCTCAACCAAAAGATTTAGGAATAATGTTTAAAGATATTATTACTGATGGTTATGTTGAAAGGGTAAAAGCACTTGCATTATTAGAATCTGAAAGCAGAGCTTGTACAAGTCAAGAAAGTATTAAAAAACGTGCAGATAGAGAATTTATAAATATGGTTTATGTAGATACTGATAAACATACTTGTTTAAATACAGGTAGTGGTACAATGGAAAAAAGCTCACAAAGATATTTGCAACATAGAAATGAAACAACTGGAATGATAACACTAATAAAACAAAATGAAATAGTAAGAACAGTAAACAAAATTGAGATGTGCAGACTACAAGGATTCCCTGATAATTACTGTGATATACTAACAACAGCTAAAGCAGGTAGTTTACTTGGCGATGGTTGGACTTTACCAATAATAGAACATATCTTTAAATTTATAATATGAATAAGAAAATTAAAGTTAAATATTTAAAATTAGGCAGAGAGAATATATGGGGCCTTGCTCATTGCGGACTTAATCTTATTGAACTTGACATACGTTTGAAAGGTAAAAAGCACCTGGAGATATTAACTCATGAAAGTTTACACATATTACTTCCCGAACTAGAAGAAGATGATATTGTAAAGCTCAGCGTAATATTAACAAAAACTTTATGGTCGGAAGGGTATCGGAAAATAGATAACAATAATGATATGCAATTACAAGATGGAAGTAAGTAATATTATCCACAAAAACAAACTTAATGTAGAAACTAACCAACAAATAAAAATATGAATTACGAAAAATTTAAACAAATTATTGATTTACAAATCGCTCACAATAAAAGAGTAGATGAACTTTATGCTTTAAAAATTGATACAATAGAGTTCTTTAATGAACTTGGTCGAGCAAATGAATTGCTTTGGACTGAAGTATTAACCGAAAATGGCGATTACCATTTATGTTATTATTTATACGAAATGAATGGTATGTATGGAACACCCGACCTTAACGAAGAATATAAAGACATCAAAGAACTGTATGATTATTTAATAGAAAACAAAGGATTCAAATGAATAAACTAATTCAGATATTTAAAGAATATAAAAAACAATTAACGTTAATATATGTTTTTATGTTACTCACTGAACTTTCAATTTTATCAACACCTTTCTTATTAGGTAAAAGCATTGATGGTTTGATTGTTAATGATTGGTTTTGGATATTGCTTTTAGGTGTTTCATATTTTTTATCAAACTTTTTTAATTACAAACGAATGGTTTATGATACAAAAGTTTATAACACCATTTATAACAATATTGCATTAAAGTTTCTTAAAAAAGATGATGTTGATGTTTCAACTAAAATAGCCAGAACAGATATGGCACAACAAATTGTTTTTGTATTAGAAGGTTATGTACATTATTATATCGCAACAATTGTAACCATAATCGGTTCGCTTATTTTTATATTTTCAGAGAACTGGCAAGTTGGTATACTCGTTAGTATTTCAATTATCTTTATTGTGAGTTCAGTATTTATACTTTATAAAAAAATAAAACAAGGGATCATTATAGCAAATAATCATTACGAAACAAAAGCAAAATCAATTGAGTGTGGATATGCAAGTTCTGAATCTTTTTTTAATAGGAGGGGCAAAATAGAAGTATGTCAATCAACCATACAAGGTAAGAATTGGTTTTTAATTAACAGTATTAAATATATTTTTTTAATTTTATCAATTATATTATTAATCAACACATCAAAAAACATTACAATAGGAAGCATTATAACTGTATATTCTTATGTAAATAACTTTTTAATAGCATTACTATCAGCACCAGTTGCAATTGAAATGGTTTTAAGAATCAGTGATGTTTTAAAACGCTTAAATTAAAATAAATGAATACAGCAGAATTTAACAAAGTAATTGAAAAAAGAATTGATTTGATTAAGTTAATTATGTTATCGAAAGGCAAAGAATATTCAACTGATTCCGATAAGTTCCATAATTTTAAACAGTCAGTAGGTATTAGTTTTCATACATGCCCCGAAAAAATAGCTTGGGAATTTGCTGTTAAACACTTTCAATCTATTAAAGATACTTTAGATGCTGTTGATAATGGAGCTGTAAATTATACTGATAAATATATTGAAGAGAAAATAGGAGATGCAATTAATTATCTTATTCTTATTGAAGGTATGCTTAAAGAACGTTTACTTGACTAAAGCAAAAACTAAACAGGATACTCCGAATATAATACTTATTCCTTTTAACCGCTTTTGTTTCTTTACCTCCAGGTTTAATCCTTTCATCTGAATAGTTAATGATTTATTTTCTTCGTCTTTAAACTTGATTATAGTTACTTGATTTCCGATAATAGTTTGTAACTTATCTTCATTCTTTTTGTACAAATTAACCTGGTTACCTTTTAAGATAACTTGTTGCTGGCATAATGAATCTGATAAATAATATGCTTCAGCTTTATGGTATTGTTTTGCTAAGAACTTTGCTTTATCGGAACTAAAACAAATTAAAGTATCTTTATTATTTATTAGTAAACTTTGAGAATATGCTGTCAAATTCAGCAACAAGGTTATTATTATTAAGCGAATCAATTTCATTTACTTTGGTTTTATATTTTATTATTACAGTTTGTTTTTTATTATTCAATACGTTTACCTCCTGAGTGTATTTATCTATAATAACTTTGTTCTTTTTAATATCGGAATATAAGCTATCATTAACTTTATTCAAACTATCAATTTCTATTCTATAACCTTGTATTATTCCTAATTCATTGTAAGGAGAATATAAAAACCACAATATCAATAAATGAACACATAATGTTATCAAGCATAAAATAATCGATTTATTGGACATGATAAAGTTATCAGGTATATTATTTTCTTGTACTGAATTTATCAATAGTGGTTAATCCTAAACAACCAAAAGCTAATGCTGTTACACATTCAACTAATGTATCCGATGGTTTTATGTGTTCGGGTGTGAACTGATTAGCAAATAAAGTAGCACATAACATAACAGTACATATAATACCACATACTCGCTTGCTAGATACTACTCCGCTATCATCTTGTAATATTTGTTTTATAAAATTTTTCATTCTTTTTTTCCTCTGCTTTTAGTGATTTTACTTTGTAATTTTTCGATTAACATCTCAATCCTTTGCTCCAATAATTCTATTCTTTTTTTGAGTTCGTTGATTTGTTCCTCGTATATTGTAATTACTTTGTTATTACCTGAAGCTTTTAGTTCGTTTCTACTTTTAAAGTAATCCCAAACATCTTTACCTTTGAGTACACCTATTAAGGCGACTACTATGCCAACAATAGTAACCTGGTCCATTTTATTTAATTGCTAAAATTTGTTTTCTGTTTTTAATTGTATAGGATATATGCACCCAAGTAAAATCGTATTCGTTAATTAACTGGTCAAATTCTAAATTTTCTTTACACCAATCAAATAACTTTTTATTTTCTTCTTTATTACCTCCGCTTAAATCAATAGCTTCACCTTTTACATGCTGACTTGTTTTCGAACCGCCTACTTTTGCATTAAGTGATTCACACCTAAAAAAAGAATTAACCTTAATAGGTTTATTATACCACGTTCTTAATGGCTCAAAACACTTCTCAGCAACTAATTTCATACAAGCTAACTGAATATCACTTGGATTGTTTTCTATTCTAAATCTAGTAGCTGTATTGCTTACAGTTGCTTCATCAAAACTAATGTGTTTACTTATCATTTCTTATGTTCTAATTGTTCAACTCTTCGTTCTAAACTATCATGCTTAACATCCTGGACCATTACCATAGTTTTAATTTCGTTAAGGTCTTTACTCATCTTCATCAAAGCATTAACCCCTAATGCTCCGATGAAAGATAAGATGGCTATCAATCCCGAGACCAGCCATAAAAGAATGTCAAATTGTGTCATATATTTATTAAGTTCCATTTATTATTATTCCACGAATACATTTTATTATCGCTAGGATAAGGTATTGGTGCTTCCCATTTATAGTTTACTAAAATCCAATCTTCGTATGGCTTAGGTGATATAAAAACATCATTCACACTATCATAAGTAAATCCTATTCCAGCATAAGTATTTCTAAAATTAGAATTATAAGATGTTTGTTTTATAGCATCGTAATCATAAATACTTTTAATATTTAATGAATCTATAAAATCAATACCTAATTGTTCAACTTCAATTCCATTATTAGTAATAACCTCGTTATCAATAACTATTACAGCTATTACAATATTTTCTTTTATAAGTGCAAAATTTGCCATTATTGAAATTTATATTTTATTATTACTATTCCACTTCCTCCACTACCACCAGCAGCAGTATTGGATGCGCCACCTCCGCCACCTCCAGTATTTGTAGCTCCATTAAAACCTGGGCTTGAAGAGTTACCACCACCACCAGCACCGCCAGTACTGTTTGTTCCTATACTATAAACACCGCCACCACCTCCGCCAGAATAAGTTATAGAAGAACCTGTAATAGATGATGCAGTTCCGTTACCTCCATTACCACCAGCTGCTCCTGTTCCATTTCCACCAACAGTTCCAGCACCGCCACCACCCCCAGCGCCAAAATAAGGACTACCAGCACCGCTGCCACCATTGTTTCCTTGACCAAATGTGCCAGTACCAGGAGTACTTCCAGTTAAACAACCGCTTCCTGAACCACCACTATTTCCATTTATACCAAATCTAACACCACCACCTCCGCCAGTTGATGTGATTGAATTAAAATTGGAATTTACACCTTGACCACCTGATGCACCACCGCTACCAGCAACACCAGCAGTTCCACCGCTACCAACAACAACTGCATAAGTTTGAACAGCAATAGCTAATCCTGTACTTGTTAATAAACCTCCCGCACCTCCGCCTGAGGCACCAACTAAATTTTGACCGCCACCGCCACCACCTCCGCCTCCAGCAACAACTAAATATTCAACTACATCATTAGGAGCAGTGCCTAATTGACTAACTACAAAATTAGCAGTTGATAAAAAAGTGTGAACCTTATAATCTCCTACTGTTGTTATAGTTCCACCCGTTGCAACTGTATATACTGCTGGTGGCACTTTATTCATTAAAGGTATTAAGTTGTAATACATTATGCTTGTGTGTTAATTCCTAAAACATCAAATTTAGTATCCGTGTCATTCCAAACCAAACCAATATAAATAGTTTTACTAATAGTTGTTGTAGTTGGTAATGTTACTCCGATAGCTCGATAGTTAGTTCCAAAGGCTATTGTTTGTGCTGTGCCATTATCTTTAATTCTTATTATCATTGCTTGTCCTTCAGACATTGTGCCTGTTGGATTTGCTATTGTTAAGCCTGTAGCTTGAGCTGTTATCTTAACTAAATCATTTGTTGCAGTTGGTGTTACCGTTGCTGAACTTGCTACACTTTGAACTCTAGGAGCATAATCTGCTTTAGCATTAAATGTAGTCCAATCTGTTGAACTTAAATAACCATTTACTGAAGTTGTTGCTACAGGAATTGAAATAGTATTTGTTGCTCTACTTAATGGACTTGAAAATGTTAATGTTGATTCTTTACCATTAAATGTACTCCAATTTGCTGAAGTTAAAGCACCCCTATTTGAAGCACTTGCATCTGGTAAATTAAAAGTATGAGTTGCAGTTGCCGAAGATATATTAAAATCAGTTCCTGTAGTACCTGTTGCTAATGATTGTATTTGTGCGGTTAATCCATTTAAAGCTGTTAAGCCACTTGTAAAAGTTGTTATTACTTGACCTAAATGGCTATTCTCAGTATGTAATGTAATTGTGCGACCACTATTATTAACGTAAAATCTAATTGCTAACCTATCAGTTAAAGTTAAAACAGTTTGTGGAACCGCTAAAGCTGTAGTATATAAATCAATAGCTGTACCTCCTGTAATGCTTTCAGGTGTTGCTGAATTAGTTGCAATTAAAGTTAAACTAGTCCCATCGTATTTATATAATTCTACATAAAAACTTGGAGTACCTCCAGCTGAAGATGCACTAAAATATGTTTCAAAATTCCAATTACCGCCAGGTATTAATAATTGATTAGGATCATTTGCATCGGTAATAAAACTTTCAATATAACCATTAGATGAAATTGTAAAATCAGTACCAGCTCCGATAATAGGTGTTTTATTTATTTCTTTAAAAGCTACTCCACCTAAAGTTCCTTGAGCTACCGAACCATTAAGATAATAAGATATTGAAGAACCGCCACCACTTGATTGTGGAAAGTTAGCAAGTGAACCATCACCTCTAACATATTGAGAAACGACACCAGCTCCTGTTATTGCTATTGTGCCACTTGTTGTTATCGGACTAGATGCAACACTAAATGCACTCGGCATTGATACGCCTACACTAGTAACTGTACCTGTAGTTATGTTTCCACTACCTAATAAAGTTGTTGAATTAATAGTTTTAATATTCGTTCCCGAAACTAAAGTATCTTGTTTTAAATTTAATGCTGTTTGAGTTGCTGTAGATACGGGTTTGTTTACATCACTTGTATTATCAACATTGTTTAATCCAACCATTGATTTTGTTATTCCCGAAGTCGTTCCTGTAAAAGTTTTATCCCCAGCAATAGTTTGTGGACTTGTTGAAATCACACCCCTAGCTGTTGCACTTGCATCGGGAACGTTTAAAGTTATTACAGGAGTTGTTGTGCCTGTTGCTACCGATGAAGTTAAATCAGTTCCACTAGTTGTTAAAGTTAATGCAGCTACACTTGTAACCGTTCCACCGCCACCCGTTGAAGCAATAGTAATTATTCCATCGGCTGTAGTTCCTGTAGTTGTTAAAGTTATATTACTTCCCTCAACTAATTTTATACTTCCACCTGTAGCCGATAAAGTTGCTGTATGCGAACTTGAATCTGAAGTATTTGCTAATGTTTGATTACCTGTATTTGTACCACTTGTATTTGTTATAACTGTTTGTTGAGCATCGGTAACATAATTTTTATTTGTACTTGCTGCTATGTCCGCTGTTGTTGCATCTGCTCCAGCAGTTACTAAACCTTTTGAATCGTAAGTGATTTTAGTTTTAGTTGCTCCTGTTATAGCTGTATTGCCAGTTACTTTAGTTCCTAATGCTGTATTCAAATCGGTTTGACTTGCTAACGTTCCTGTTATAGCACCCCAAGTAACTGCACCCGCTGCACCTGGTCCGATTAAAGTACCACCTAAAGTAGTGCCGTCTCCGATATAAAACATTTTAGTATCAGTTGTATAAGCGACCTCGCCACTTTCTAATACAACCGTTATTCTATCGGCATTCGTGCCACGTCTAATTCTTATTGCCATTTTATATATTATTAAATAAAGTTACCGCCATCTATTAAAGTATAAGAAGTTGCTGCTGCAAAAGTACCGCCATCAATTAATACATTGAAATTAGTACCGCCACCACCACCACTATATATAGGAATATTTAAAACATTACTTACTAAAGTAGATGCTCCACTTGTCCCCGTTGTTGTTAATGTTATTCCGCTTCCAGCTGGAAAAAAAGATAAAGCACTTAATTGTGTTGTCCCATCACCTAACTTGAATTGACCCGTTGTACTTAAATACGCTGGCTCACCAGCTTTTAAAACCATAGTTGCATTGGCTGAAAACCATGCTGAATCTTTTGGATCGTATCTTAATTCTACTACTGCCATTATGTTAAAGTTTGTATTATTGTAACTGGTGCCGGGTTAGTTAATGTTTGTATTAATTCTTGTAAAACTTCAATCGTATAGTAAGAACCGCAAGGTACTACTGCAATAACATTTCCATTCTGATCTATTATTCTTACATCATCTTGATTGATAACTGCTGGCGAACCTGTAATTGGTATTGAACAAGCATCCCACTCAAAGATTGCATTAAATTCAACATCAAAATACCATCCAGCAACCTCATCATTAAAAGCATCTACAAAATCAGTTAAAGTTGCATTTGTATTAATTTTATGTAATTCTGAAATTTCAATTTGCATGAAGTAAATTAAAGTATCTAAAGCTATTTGCTTACAATCCGATAAGACTTCAAGTTGGTTTCTTAATCCCTTCTTGCTTTTATCACAAATGTAAAATCTTATAACAGTAATATCACTAGTCCCTTCAACTCTGTTAGGTTGCAAAGTACCAAATAACATAGGATATTTAATTGACTGACCGCCATTTAATTGATCCCAAGGGTCACCAAAATACCAAGTCTTAATTTGCTTGTGAGCAGTTGAGTACGTTGCTATTGTTGATATTAATTTGTTTAAGGTAAACATCTATTAATTTCTTATTTTTTTTAATGTACTTTTTAATTTCAATCTTTGTTTTTTTTCTTATTGCCATATAGGATTGTCTCGGTTATCTTGAATATTGCTATAATCTTTTTTACCTAAAATTCTCGTACCTAAATAAATGTCTACATCGTAAGCATTTCGTTCAGGGAATATATCCGCTCCTGTATTATTATTGTAAGTTGGATAAGTTGAGTTATTATAGTTTAAATATTTTATCATTCTATCCCCGTACATCTCGCCATTAGTTTTCCAAATATTCATTAAGTATTCCATGTCATTAGTTGGTATTGGTTGCCCGTTATCACTACTATTTGTCATTATGCCTTTGTTAGCATATCGGAATTTAAACGTTGGTGAGCTTTCATACATTATGTAATGAACCATCATTTTTAAAATGTAGTTATCTATTAATGTTTTGTAAGCTGCTGGAATTGTAGTTGCTGAATTTATATAAGCTAAGATGTGTGTTTCAATAGTATTATATAAACTCGTTCCCAATAAAGGAAGTATGTATTTATCCTGTACCAATTCAATAACTGGTGTTATCTTATCGTACTCAGTATTGTCATCAATAACCGAATGTCTAATTAAATAATCTTGACCTATCCAAAGTGTTGCCATGTTATTTCTTTTTACGTTTTATCCTAGTTTCACCAACCCAAATGTGGCGGCACCAAGGAGTTGTTTCAGTTCCATCATTATAAAATCCTCCACGAAAATTCCAAGCATCTTCACCAAATTCATTAGTGTAATCTTCAATTTCATTATATGTTAATCTTTTAGCTTTTATTTTGCCATCGACTAATTCAGTTCCTGAAGTTAAACCAACCATTTTTCTACAAAAATCTCTTGATGTTGATATTAATTTATTACCACTTACATCGGGTCTTTTATCGTATTTGTAAACTGTATAAATTTCAGTCTCATAATCTGCAGTATCTTTATCTAATCCTTTTTCAGTTGGTGTAAATAAACCTCCTAAAGTATCAATTAATTTTTTAGCAGCTAACCATTCTAATACAGTTGTAACTTTATCTTTATCGACATTTAACGACTTAGCAAGTTCTTCAGGTTTAGCAAATGGATTACCTTTTAATTGATTTAATATTCCATTTCTTAAATCGGTTTCCGATAACTGAAATCTATTAGCTGTGTATAATTTTTGTTTAGACAACTCGAATTTTAAAACTTGTTTTGAATCCTTAAAGTTTACATATTCAATATCTATAATTTCATCTTCATCATCTATTTGTATTGCTCGAGCAGTTGCCCATTCAATAAATCTTTTTTCTTTGTCAGCAGATTGTTGAACTTTTACAACCTCGTTATTCATTTCATCCTGTGCTATTCCTAAAAACGTTAAAGCATCCGCATCACTTAATCCAAATCCTGTCTTAATCATTATTAATGCCTGGTCCGCTGTATAATCACCCTTCTTTAACTTGTTGGCTATATTAAAAAGATTTTGTCTTTGTCTTCCTGTTAAGTTTTTAAGATGTTCGTTTACTTGTATTTCTTCTTGAATTACAGTTGCAGTTGGTAAACCAATTTCTGCAGCTTCAATCTTTAACCCGTATTTTTCAATAATATAATTAGTAACGATATTAGGATCTCTAGCATTTAAAGCATTGATAACATTTTGATTTTCTAATGGCAGTTCTTTGCCTATTGGCTGAACTTGTTCTACTTCAAATGTAATATCTAAACCAGTCTTTAGCTTAAACATTTTATCAATAAACTTATTAAAAGCTACTTGTTCAATCTTAGCATATTCGTTAATAAATAATTCATGTGCTAAATCTAATTCGTTACGATCTCCTAAAGTACCCTCAGTTTTGATTTTAAACAACACTCCCGGCACGTTATGTCCTGTTATTATCTTTTGTTGGTTACGTTTATTTAACGCTTCGTATTGGTCCGCTAAACCTGTTGGAGTTACATTTACAACTTCTGCTCCTTTACCATCGGGATTAGTAAATGATAAAACTACTTTACCAGCATTTTGTGTACCTTGATGTTTCTCTTGAAAACGTTCTTTGATATCCTCCTTAACTTCAGGTGTTAATTTACCACTAAAAAAAGTTATAATATGACCAGCACTAAATCCATTCTTTACTAAAGAGTGAAAAAAGTTGCTAATCTCAATATCGGTATTAATGTCTAATAGAACGCTTGAATAATCGGGTGAAGGGTATAAGCCATCTAATTCATTTAAAGACGGTGTAAAGTCCTTAGAATAGTAAATTGAGGCACCTATAAACCCTTCCTTATAAAATGGAAAGTAAGTTTTCTTTAAATGGTAACTTTTAGCAGTCCAGTCTTCACTATACCAAACTCCGCAATTATCAGCACTTAGTCTTATTTTGCCCATATCTAAATGGTAAAACTCAATCGGTTGCCCTATTAAATTTGTAGTTACTTGACATGCGAAACCTCCGTATATAGCCTTATCGGAATCACATTTTTTTCTTAATTCATACCATGAATCAAATCTATTTGCCTTGGCTAAAAATTGTTGAACTTGTGGTAAATCTTGACTAGGTACTATTTTAAGTCCGCTAAGATAACGTGCTTTACCTTTTACAATAGCAGCATGCTCAGGATGATTGTTGTAAGAATTTAATAATTCTTTTGGGAAGTTATTGTCCTTACCCCACTTAACAAACTCACCAGCAGTATCAATTTTATAAGTAGGAAGTTGATTAACATCCATCTTAATAGTAATTATGTCATTATATACTTCTAATTTTTTAGCCATTGTAAACCTTGTTAGTTATTGCTCCACCTTGATATTCTTTAAATGTAATTTTTGTTAAATCAAAACAAGTTGCATAACCCACCTCCACTACATTTAATCCAGTTGGATTAGTATTACTATTGCCTACTTGTTCGTATATCGTATATTCGTAATCGCCTACTGTTAATGAAATCTGAGCAGTTGTTGGTGTTGCTGTTTCAACTATTATAAATTCATTATATCGTTCTTTTTGTGTGCTTATATCCGCTGGTAAAAAATATTGTGATGTATTTGTTTGAACGTTTTTAAACTGAAATAAAAAATAAGGATTTGCTAATAAACATTTCTCCTGTAATGTTAAGATAACTGTATTACTATTATTCTTATTAATTGTTATCATACTTATATAACGTACAAATATATCAATTTGTTATTTAAAAAAAAAGCCCAAGCTTACGGGCCTGAGCTTAACTTTAAAAAGTTACTTATTAAGCTATTAAGTTAGCAATTAAAGTACTTGTTACTTTGTAAATTGGAGAAACCTCTTTACCTTTAAAAGATAATTTTTGTCCGTTAAAATCAGTAATTGCAGTTCCACTTTCAGCACTCCAAGTTAATAAATCCATTCCATTCTCTTTACCGAATAACCAATAGTCACCGTTAACATCTTGAACCATCATAGTCAAACAATTTTGAGCAACTAAATGAATTTCTTGAATCATTGCAGTAGTTAATTTCTTAATTGTAAAGTCAATTTGTGGTTCGTATGTAATTGTTCCTGAAGCTGGTGTATACAATCCAGGGTTAGACATCATCGACATTTCCTTATCGAGTAAATAGGTTCTATACTTCTTGCCTGTAGCTAAAGTATAAGCTGTAACCACTCCAGCAGCTGCTGTAAATGTTGAACCAGTTCCTGAGTTGTTTTCAAATTCCGTTAGATAAATTGCTTTTATCCCTCCCGCACCACCGCGGCACCCGAGGTAAGAATATCCACTAGTTAAAATACACGCCATTTTTTTATAATTTTAATTGTTTATAATAAGGAGGGTTGCCCCTCCATTAATTTTTTATCCTACGTAAAGAACATTCATTGCTTGATTCACAACGTGTGCGAATATTGTCATGATGTTTTTTACAAACATATCTTCACGATTAAAAGCAATTTTGTTAACTTCAAACTTATTGATATCTGATACTAAATCAGTACACCAGTAAATATAATCCGGACGTGCTGCGATAACAACGTTTTCAGCTAAAGGCACAAATTGAATTTGAATTCCATTGTAGAAATAAGCTTCAGTTGGTTGACCTAAATTAGTTACAGCGAATAAATCACGGTAAGTAGCAGATACGTTATAAATATTAATTAATTGTTTGTGAGAATAAGGAGCATAAATAAATGGCTTAACTGCACCATTAATAACTCTAGCAGGTATTGCTGCATAAACTTTAGCGTATTCAGTTTGGATATTAGTACTAGATATAGTCGTTCCTAAAACTTTAATTCTAGTTCCTAGAGCGCCACCATTATATATCATTCGGCTCGCTACTCCATCTAGAAGTGAAGCAGAACCTGAAGCAACTAATGCTTGTTCAACTGAACTAACTTGATTCTGAGCAGTACCTGGAGTTAAAGCTGCAACTGCAGTACGTGTAGCACTTGTTGCACCATTCCAAAATTTAGATTGTAAATCTTCAGCAATTAAATTACCATAAGACTTTAATACTACTGAACCAAATTCACTTGATTCAATTTCCCATGCACCTGGCTTCATTGTTCTGTTGAAACGTGAAGAACGTAAAGCATTAGGATCAAATTCTTGGTAGTACATTATTTTAGTTGGAGTAATCAAAGTATCAACTAATCCAAAAGTTCCTGATGAAGAAGGAGCACCACTTGCAAAAGCTTGAGCTGTTACGGTGTTATCATTTTCGGTGAAGATTGTGTCTGATTTTATATCAGTTGCTAAAGTTACTAAGTTTTTATTTACAGTATCATTTGCGAATAAAATCTCTTCAATTATCGGTTCTACGGATTTTCCGCGGATGTCAACGATGGTAGCTGAAATTGCCATATTTTTTTAGTTTTAAATTGTTAGTTATTAATTATTTTGTTAGTCTAAATTTTTCTAAAGAACTTAATTCTTCCCAATTTTTAGAAACCTTAGTTTCATTTTGTATTGGTGTGTTTAAAATTTCGTTTACTACTTTGTTAAGTAAAACAACTTGTTTTTTCAAACTAGATATTTGACTTTCTAAAGATACTTGCATGTTACTCATTTGAGTTTTCATATCGGGCATCTTTAATTCTGGAGCAACTACTTCAGGTAACTCAGGAGCTTCTTCTGCTTTACTAGCTATCTCAGCTACTACTCCACTTGCAATAGTTACGATGTTACCATCTTCCATTGTGTATTCGCCATCCATTACTGGACTAGCTGTTCCACTTGTAATATCCATTATTGCAGTTCCGATAACTAATTCACCATCGTATGCGAATACTAAACCATCAACTGTTTTAGCTTCTTTCATTTTAACTTCAGGAGTTTGCTCAGTACTTGGTTTCTTTTCGTCAGTTGGCATTGTAGATGGTGCAGCAACTGGATTAAGACCTTCTAAGGCCACACGTTCATCAACACTAAGTTTAGTAATGATAAAGTCTTTAATTTTTGAGATAACATTTGTTTCCATATTTATATAACGTTTAAAGTTTTTAAATTGTTTATTATTTTTATTACTTGTTCATCTGACATAGTTACTTTATTGACTTCAGCTGTTTTAAATAAGCCATCAATCGAAACACCGTTAACTTCACCCGACTTAATTTTTGTCCATACATCATCCGATTCAACCTTGCCCGTAAGAAACCAAGTTCCTTCTGGCAATCCTTCGAAGCCTTTTGCTGTTGCAAATCTTTCATTATTTAATAATACTGATTCAAAAAATGTAACCCCTTCTATTAATTTACTTGAATGCTCAATATCTACAGCACTTGATAAATTATCTTTAACCCATTTCTGCTCTACTAATTCAATCGTTTCTTTATCGAACATCAAGTTAAATTCCTCACCAGCTATATTCCGATAAATTAATTGATTTGGTATAAGTACAGGTGTAAATATAATTCTTTTGTCTTCGTTTTGAATTGCTAATTTGATTTCAGATTGTTTGTTGAACTTAATCCAATTTATTTGAATTGCTGGATCACTTACTAAACTAACTGTCTTTAATCCCATTTCGGAATCTTCGACATCTATTATTGCTTTCTTAATTGGTAATTCCATAATGTAATAACGTTTAAATTTTAAATATTGTTTATCCGTATGTTGATTCCGATACTAATTTGTTTACTCTATTTGTAGTGCTTCGGTTTTCAGTTTCTACAACGTATGCTTTAACTGGTGCAAAGTTATTATTTTGATTACCACTAAACGTAGTTGATTGCCCTTGACCTGGTCCATATATTGCTGGAGCTTGACTTGTTGTTGATGGAATACTTACAGCCGATTCAGGACTTGTAGCTGGAGCACTAGCTCCACCCTCAAATTGTGCCGCCCCTATCTTTGCTAAGTTAGCTGCTGTTGTAATTGCTGAAGCTGCTAATAAGATACCAGTTGAAATACCAAAGTCAGCTTTTGGAGTTGTCGCTATAATATTAGATATTGCCATATACCCATCCATTCCAACTTTTGCTAAGTTAAATGCTTTTTGAATATTGAATTGTTTACGAGCTAAAGCTTCTTCTTTTGCTGCATCACCTTTAACCTTTGCTGATTTAATAGTAAAATATATATCTGATAATCCCTGAGCTGCCTGTAATCCATTTTTAACATTCTCAAAACCTTGTTTTATTTCATCTTGTTTTATTTTTTTAGTTTCGGCTGCAATCTTTTTTTCTAATGCTATTTTATCTTTGTAGTATTTATTATCAATGTCAAGTTTGTTAGTACCTAATAATTCAGTGTTTTCAATATTTATTTGATAAACTTTGTCAAGAAGTTCCTGTTCTTTTTGTAACTTAAGTAAATCGTTATTTTCTATTTTCTCTAATTGTAATTGATAACCACTCTCTAAATTTGATAATTGTAAAGCTATTTTTTTCTTTTCATCAGCTTCAATTATTGCTATATCTTTATCCGCTTTTGCTTGTCTTTTAATTTCATCTTCTTTTTCTTTCGCATCTTGTTTAACTTTATAATCTTTTTGTATTTGTAATATATTATCTTGTAAAGTTATTTCAGCTTGAGCTAATGCTTTATTTTTTGTTGCTTTACTTGCACTACTTTTATTTATATCTTCTATTAATTTATTATTTTCAAATTGTGCTTTTGCAATAGATTGTGTTTGTTCACTTTTTAAAGACCTTACATATGATTGCTCTTTTGCATTTTCTAAATCAGCTAATAACTTTTTTTCATCTGCAGCTCTTTTATCATTATATGATTTATTTTTTTCTGCTTTATCTTTTAATGCAGCAGCATTTTCAGTTATATCAATTCTTTTTAATTCTTTTTCTTTTTGAGCTATTTCAATATTTAACTTTAATTGATCTTGAAATTTTAAATTTCCATCTTGAGATATCTTAGTAACTTTTAAATTTTCTAATTCTAACTGTATTGATTCTCTTTTTAATTTATTTATTTCTTTTAAATTATCTCCACCCTTAGCTTCTAAATCTTTTATTTTTTCAGTGTTTTTAAGAACATCTATTTGTTTTGCAACATAATCTTTATTACTTGTAATTATTTCATTAGTTAAATTTTTTTGCTTTTCCATAGCAGTATTTAACTCCTCTACACTTTTAGTTTGTTCTTTTGTAGCTCCTGTTAAATCATCATAAAGTTCAATTACTTTATCAAAATTATCATATAAATATTTTAAACCTTCAATTAATAAAAATATTGGAATAGCACCCATTGCAGAACCAATACCTTTGAACCCTGTTTTAATTTTATCAAAATCAAAAGTTCCTAAACCTTCACCTAATAATCTAAATGAAGATGTTAATCTTTCAACTCCACTACCTTTTAAACTTTTGGTAGAATCATTTAAGTCCTCAACTTTATCTTTTAATCCAGCTAATTTTTGACCAGCTTTTGTTGCTTCAATAGAACCTTCGCCAAACTTAGAAGTCATTGCTATCTGCTCATCTTTGGCTGCCTTAATCGCTGTTTTTAAATCTTTAAAAGAACTGATTGATTTTTCAGCTCCCTTAACCTCGACTTCTATTCCTATTTTCTCCGTTGCCATAATTATATTATAAAGATGTTAGTTGTATTTGATTTAATTTTTAAAACATTATATTGAGATGTTATTATTGTTTGTGGTAAAGCTGCTCCGTTAAGTGTTTCTGATGCTGCTCCGTATATTTTTACTAGGTTAGCACTTGAATCCATTCTAAAGAATGTAAACTCATAATCAACAAACAAAGAAGCATTAACAGTTATATTAATATTATTATCAGTAGCATTTACCCAAAAGAATGAACAAGTTCCATCAATGGTATAATTACTTGTTATAATTACTGACTTCTTTACTACTTGACTTGTATTTATTTTAGCTAAATAAGTTCCACTTGAATTATCTATTGTAATGGCATCCGATAAGTTAATCCCACCACTTGTTATTGTGCTATTGGCTGTTAAATTAACGCCTGTAAAATTACTTACTGATGAAGGTATTACTACACTATTTGAGTTCGTTAAAGTAACATTGTTAGAACCTGAAGCTATATAGTTTGCATCCCCTCCAATTATATTACTATTATAACCTAAGTTATTATTATTGCCACTTCCTGAACTTCTATTTTGCATTTGAAATACAAGACTATCACCACCTAAACTATCACCTGGTAAACTAATATTACTAGGAGCAAATACTTGATAATCGGTTAACTTTAATAGTTCGACCATTGTACTTTGTGGTTTCATAAAGTTGTAATCCTTTATCGCATTAACTACATAATAACCATCGTCCCAAACTATATTTCTAAAATCAAAGTTCTTAATATCGTAAGCACTTAAATTATAATACCGTCTTTCAATCTTTGAGTTCTTATCAGTTAACTGATTTATCATTTTTGAATAAAACCTGTTATACAAATTGTTATTAGTATAAGTTGCTTGAGGATAATTATAATAAACTTCTTTTGGAGTATCCCAATTTAAAGTTAAAGTAGGGTTATAAGGATTATCGCAATCCCCAGCAAACGGATAAGTAGAATAAGTTGTTACTGTATTACCATTTGACCTCCATAGATTCCAACTGCCATAGCTTAAAGAAATTAATCCTCCATAATAAAGAGATCGTATGTTTGCTCCAGTTGGTTTTATTGCACCTGATTCAATTTTATAAATACTTGGTATGACTAAACCATTTACATAATTACCTATTATTGGAGTACCCGAATAAATTACACTTACATCTTTTGTTTGATTAATAAAATCATTATCGACATACTCTATATGTTTACCGAAACTTTCTTTGTAATCATTTTGATATTTGTCATTATAATAATCTGAATCTTCTTTGTATTCTAATTCATATCGTAAAAAATCTAATTCTCCTATTGGCAACACTTCACGCTTCATAGAATAATCACGCTTATCGGACCAGTCTATTGAGCCACTATAAAAGTTTTCCCTATCTTCAATAAAGTAATTATATTCATTTGTCTTATCCTGAACCATATAAAGATTATGCAATTTAAACTCCGACATTAACCAGTCTATTTGTTTAATATTAATCGGTAATACTTTGTTTAAATCGACTAAATCATCTTCATCAATATTTGTATTTACATAATTTCCCGAGAAGAATGTTTTTGCACTTTTAACCCTTGCCCTTACTTGAGCTGAACTTGCAGCAATAGGATTATATAAAGGTCCAACATCAAAAAAAGCAAATTCTAAATTCCAACCGATATCAACTTTAACATCTAATCCTCCATATAAAGCAAATGCTGGTAAAGATATTTTACGTTCTATATTTCCGATACTTAAAGGATAAAAAGCATTAGGGTCAAAAGCAACAAATGGATTAAATACAAATTCTTCATAAGCAACAACAACGTTATTAACTCTTATATTATAAAATATTTTTCTATTATTACCTAAAAAAGATACATAAGTTGGCGAACCCGAACCCGTATATAATACATCTAAATCTAAATTTATAACCGCTTCTATATTATAATTAACATATTTAAAAGCTGCATAAGTATTTGTGAACTTACCATTAGCAGAATTATATTTACCCGCAGCATTGTTATAAGGTGAAGATGTAGCATTAAATAAAATAGTATTTGTTGTTGGTGTGAATTGATTCCACGAACTTGATGCTCCTGAATAAGCTGCATTGTAAGGACCAACAGTAAAATCACTTGACCTTCCAACGTAAAATTGATTGTCTATTAATTGCTGTGCTGTTTTTTCAAACTTATCGCCACTTGTTGGAATAATTTGACTTTTGTAAAAAGCTGAATTAAAAAATGTAGATGTATAAGAATATCCAGCATCGGCAAATATTTTATCTAATATAGTCTTTTTATATAATGCTGGTCTAAAGTATTTAATCTCAAAATCCCTTTCAGCAACTGGAAGTGTATTACCCGAACTTGGCATTACTTGATTTCCATAATCTATTAAAGGATAAACATATCCATTACCTAATGCAAATGCAACAGGCGAACCAGCTACTTGTATTGATGTGGCCCAGCTATTAGTTACGTTGTTAAAAGTTAGATTGTGATTATAAGTACTAAAATTTAAACAGTTAGTAAACGAGGTATCTTCGGGATTCGATAATAACTTATCTCCTATCTTTGTAAATACGTTTCCAATAGTTCCTTTACAGCTACATTCGTAAACCACTTCACCGCTTGAATCATCAACGTTAATTTTGATTAGTTGTAAATCACCTTTAAACTGAAGTACGCTATTAACATAATAATATATGTCACATTTCTTATTAGGATTAAAATAATTTAAACTAATGTTTGACTTCCATATTAACTCAAAGAATTTATTAATATCCTTAGTTCCTGGGAATGTTATTGTCTTTGAAAAACTTGCATTCTTTTTATCAGGATTACGTATGTCCGATATTAAAAAGTTAAAGCTAATAGGAATCTCATCAATATAACTAACATCGTATTCAATAGGAGTTGCATCTTGAGTATATAATAAAATCTTTATATCGTTCATTATCCTTTTTGTCTTTGGTTATTGTGAGTAAATAATAAATCAAAAGTTAAGTTTCTTAGCTTATCGTTATTCTTAGATACATAAGTTCCATTAGTTACCTTTACCGAAGCATAACCCTGAGCAGTTCCTAAATCTAACTTAACATCGGGAGAACTAAACAAATCTTTATACTTTAATAATTCTGCCTTAGTAACCCAGTCGCTATTTAACTTTAATCCATTTTGAACGTTTACAATAGTTGGTTGTTCTACAGCTACCGAATAATCTAAAGTCATTACATTACTTACATTAGTCCAAGGTGAACGTTTAAAAGTAGTGCTAGTCTTTGTAGAGTTTAATTCAGCTACCTTGCTACAATGTAAAGTTTCATAAGCTCCCGTTGTTGATAAGTAGTGAAGTGTATAAACATCAAATCTTGGACTGCATTTTATTGTATATCTTTTAATTTTGAATGGAGCAGTTTCTGAATTTATCTCAGCCATTATATCGTAATATTCAACACCTACTAAGTAACTTGCATTAATACCATCTATGCCCTTTTTACCCACATCAATACAAACCATATTAGTTCGATAAGTTCCTGTACTTACACTATTTGTTATCGTATAAGTATTTAAAACAGATCCCGCAGCATTATAAGTTCTTAAATATATTTTAGGTAAATCAGTTTGCCCTTCTAAAACCATCCAATATAAAAAGTTACTTCTATTATTAAACGTGTAGTCGTCTGCTAAGTCCGATAACAAAACAGGATAATTAAGATTAGGATTTGTACTTAAATCCCAAGTGTAATTCTTACTGTTGTATTGCGAAAACGTAAGCATTTCTAAACTACCATTCCATACATTATACTCAATATCAGTTCCTGAAGTAATTGTGCCAGGTAGTGGCGAACCATAAATCTCACCGATATTCACTCGTATCCTTCTAATACTTGTATTTTGTTGAAACCCATAAACATTAACAGGAATGTAATTAGTCATTAGTAGTTCACTAAACTTTGAAGCATCAAATTGAAGCTTGCCACTAGGATTAGGTAAGAATTTTTCGGTTACACTATAACCACTTAATATATCAGTTACTACTATATAATATTTAAAGTTAGCTGCTGCTGTTTGTGAACTCGAAGCCACGAACCATTGATTATTATAACAAGGTACATAACCGTAATATAATGCATCCGTTGGTTTACTAAGTATTGTTATCGCCATATCTATTTGTCTTTAAAACTATTTCTATATCTTTTTTCATTGCTAATCTTATATCAGTTGCTAATTTTTCTTGCCTTCCATCTTCCAATACCGAACTTAAAAACTGATTACCTTGATAACCTTTGTTCTTTAATTTACGTCTTACTAAAAAGTCCATTGCTTTTACAGCATCGGCAAACTTCATTTTCTTTAATACTTTCTTTTTTCTTGTACTTGTATTTTTAGCTTGATTTGCTAATCGGTCCGATAAGTTCTTGTTTTGAAATCCTGGTATTAAGTTTCTAGATTTAATCCATTTATCAATCTTTGCATCTTGACTTACTCCAGCAGCCTTTCTACCACTATCTACAGCTTCCCAATAATCATTTAAATAAACGTTTAATTTAATGCCCTCAGATGAATCTACTATTAAGTATTTAATTGAAGCACTTAAAGCACTATCACCAGGATTAGATGAACCG